TCAATCTTTGAATCTCAGAAGTTCTCCGAAATATCCGAGCTTTTCGGAGTCGGTGCCGGCGTAGCCGTCGGTGCGGCTTTGTGCTTCGGTGGCCACCTTGAAGAGTTCCTCATCGCTGATGGCGACGGGGAGATCCCAAACCTTCCAAGCCTGCTGACCGGGGTTTGGGTTGCAAATGATGCTGTCGATTCGAATCCTGGCGTTGGGAACTTGGCGTTCGATGGCGAGGTGGCCGGTTTGTCCGTCAATCTCAATTCGCTTGATACGCATGGTTGTGTTCCTTTTGAATCTGGTTTCGTTGTTCTGTTTTTCGTTTGTCTTTTTCATCTGCGTTCTCCTTTTTAATTGCTACATGTACATAATACAATGAATACGGAACGCATAAAGTTAATTCCATATAAATTCTGACTTATTCTGGAGATTCATAACCGTTGAATAATGCCCCTACATCCTCCACCACCAACACCTTCGCGAAGGTCGCAAATCCTGCAGCGCTCACAGTGGCGCAGTTGGCCAAGGCGCTGGGGATTGCGGAGGAGCGAGTCCATCGACTCGTGGCGGACGGTGCGCCGACGGCGGCGAATGGGACGATCCATCTGGTGCATTTTGCGGCGTGGTTAAATCGGCGGTTGAAGGACCGCGAAGGAGGGGGTGGAGATGGCGATTGATCCGGCGAAAATTTCGCAGGGCGAGTTGCTGCAGTTGATTAACGGGACGCCACAGGGGACGGTGTTGACGCGGTCGCGGTTGCGGAGGCAGATGGATGCGGGGGGAATGAAGTTCGGCGACGGCACCCATCTTCATTTGGTGCGGTACGTTCGCTGGCTGGTGGAGCAACTCGAGCGTCCGCTTCCGGTGAAGGCGGATTATGCGGAGGCGAAGAAAAGGCAGGCGGTGAGGAATCGCAGCGCGACGAAGGCCGCGCAGGACATCCATCCGATTCCGCAAATAGAAGACTACGCTCGCCGTAAGGAATGCGGGGAGTCATTCCGTGCGTTCTGCGAGACTTATTTTGCGTCGGCGTTCCACAGGAACTGGTCGGACGACCATTTGCGGGTGATTAGTCGGATTGAGAAGGCGGTGAAAGAGGGCGGGCTGTTTGCTTTCGCCATGCCGCGTGGTAGCGGGAAGACGACGCTGGCGCGTTGCTCGGCGCTCTGGGCGGTACTTTATGGTTACCGTCCGTTCGTTTGTCTGATCGGCGCGGCGGACGACCGGGCCAAGGAACTGCTGATCCCGATCAAAAAGCACATGCTGGAGAATCCGCTGCTGTTGGCGGATTTTCCGGAGGCGGTCCATCCGCTGCGAGAGTTGGAGAACAGTTCCAAACGCCAACTTCAGCAGCACATCGAAGGGCGTTTGACGCACGTCCATTGGGGACAGGAAAAGCTGGTCTTCCCCACCATCGAAGGGGAGCACTTGCCGCTGGTGCTGCGTGAGGATGGTTACGAGGCGAGTCCGTCGTGCGGCTCAATCATCACCACTACCAGCCTCGACGCCAACATGCGCGGGCAGCAACATACTCGCGCCGATGGGTCGATTATTCGTCCGTCGTTGGTACTGTTGGACGATCCGCAGACGCGGCAGTCGGCGGCGTCGCCGACGCAGACCAAACGCCGGATGGAGTTACTCAACGGCGACGTTTTGGGCATGGCCGGTCCCGGCGAGCAGATCGCGGCGGTGCTGACCTGCACGAAAATCTACGACAACGATCTGGCGGACAAGGTACTCGACCGGGAGAAGAATCCCGAATGGGACAGTGAATGCACGAAGCTGGTCTACGCGTTTCCGAGTAATGAGAAGTTGTGGAACGAGTACCGCAGTATTCGGGAACGGCAGGGACACGGCGCGGCGACGGCGTTCTATCGGGAACGTCAGGCCGAGATGGACGACGGGGCGAAGGTGGCGTGGGCTGAGCGCTACGACCGTAAGACCGAAGCCTCGGCGGTGCAGCATGCGATGAATTTGAAGTTCAAGGTCGGTGCGGAGGCGTTCGCCAGCGAGTACCAGAATGAGCCGGTGATGGAGCAGATCAACGATGAACTGCTCACGCCGGAGCAGGTGTGCACCAAAATTAACGGTTACGAACGCGGCATGGTTCCGGCGGCTTGTACGAAGCTCACCATGTTCATCGACGTGCATGACCGGTTGCTGTTCTATTGCGTCTGCGGCTGGCAGGAAGACTACACCGGCTACGTGGTCGATTACGGCACGTTCCCCCAGCAGAATCGGTCGGGGTTTACGCTGGCCAACGCGCAGCAAACGTTGGGGCGGGCGTTTCCGGGGAAAGGGAGCGACGGCGCGATCCACGCGGGACTCGAAAAACTCGTCTCCACGTACCTTGCCCGTAATTGGCAGCGTGGTGAGGGTCTCATGAAGATCGACCGCGTATTGGTGGACATGGGTTACAAACCGGGCATCGTTGCCGACGTGAAACGCAAAGTCGGGGGCGGTGGAGGGGGCGGGGCGATGATGGCATCGAAGGGGTTGGGCATCCGGGCCAGTCGTAAACCGCTCTCGTCGTATTCGCGGCATCCCGGCGAAGTGCATGGGCATTATTGGTATGTACCGAACGTGCGGAAGACGGGGGAGTTTCCGCATGTATTGGTGGATGTGAATTACTGGAAGACGTTTGTCCACGCAGCGATTGGCACGGCGGCGGGGGATCGCGGATGTTTGAGTCTCTACGGCAGCGACGGGCGCGAGCATGAAATCTTCGCTGAGCACGTCGCGCATTCGGAGACGTGGGTGGAAACGATGGGGATGGGGCGGGTGGTTCATGAATGGATGGCGCGACCGACCAGGCCGGACAACCATTGGTTCGACTGTCTGGTGGGCTGCTGCGTGGCGGCGTCGCTCTGCGGTGTGAAGGTGCCCGGCGAAAGCGCCGCCGCCCGTACTCGTAAACGTTACTCGACGGCTGATTTGAGGAGGTCTAGCTAATGTCCATGCTTCCCAATAATGTCCGCAAGGTCTGGCCTCCGCTGCCGGATGAGGGAGAGTGGGGAGGGGAAGATCGTGGAATGGAATGTCGAAAATGTGGGTGTCGCCACCTCATCGTGTATTGCACGCGCCAGTCCGTCCATATGGTCGTTCGCTACCGCCGGTGCCGACATTGCGGACAAACGATGACCACTTACGAACGTCCGATTCCATCGAATCGTGAACCAATCTTGTCGAAGCATTAACTTTCTTTTTTTTGGGGGGGCGGACACATGACTGCATTTCAATAATTTATTTTCGTACTACATATGGTACTTTTCTGACTTTTTTTCAGAAATCTTTCCATTTTGGCAGACACTTTTCCTTGCTCGCCGGTAAGTAGTCAGGGAAAGGACCGCACGATGCACGACTTGAAAGAATTTATCAACACCAACGCTTCCGGACCTAAAAGAGCCAAGGGAGACAGCGGGGAGGTCGAGCAGCATTCGCTGAAGGATTTGATCGAAGCGGACAAATATCTCGCGGCAAAGGAAGCGTTGAAGAACCCATCCAAAGGTTTTACCCGAGTCAAGATTGTTCCTCCTGGAGCAGTGTAAGTATGGGATTCTGGCCCTGGACCAAAACCAAGCAGGTCAAGGCGGCGGTGAACTCGCCGCTGTATGTGCGTGGGCGCTACGATGCGGCGCAGACGACGCCGGACAACCGCAAGCACTGGGCGGCGGCGGATGGGTTGTCGGCGAATGCGGCGAATCTGCCGCATGTGCGGCGAGTGTTGCGGAATCGGGCGAGGTATGAGGTCGCCAATAATTCCTATGCTCGTGGGATCGTGCTCACGCTCGCGAACGACACCATCGGCACCGGGCCGAGCTTGCAGATGCTCACAGGCGACGATGCGGTCAACGCCTTGATTGAAGACGCTTTCAATCGGTGGGCCGAAGCGATCAATCTGGCCGACAAGCTGCGGACGATGCGGATGGCAAGAGCCGAGTCCGGTGAATGCTTTATTCTGCTGGTCGCCAATCCGCAGGTGGATTCGCCGGTCAAACTCGATTTGCAATTGATCGAAGCCGATCAGGTTGCCACGCCGTATGAGGCTGTAGGCCGTAGGCCGAAGGCTGAAGGAGTTTCCGCTTCGGCCTCCGGCCTTCAGCCTACAGCCTTCGTTGACGGCATCGTTTTCGATTCCTACGGCAACCCGGTTCTGTATCACATCCTCAAGAATCATCCCGGCGAACGCGGAGTATTCACAGACCTCAAGTCCGATCCGATCCCGGCGGCGTCGGTCATTCATTACTACTGCACGGATCGTCCGGGCCAGAGTCGTGGGATTCCGGATATCACGCCGGCGCTGCCGCTGTTTGCTCAGTTGCGGCGTTACACGCTGGCGGTGGTCTCCGCCGCCGAGAGCGTGGCGAACATTTCGATCCTGATGAAGACAAACGCGCCGGCGGGCGGGGAGGCCGCCGAGGTCGAACCGATGACGGAGATGGAGTTCGTGCCGAACATGGCGGTCTTTACGCCGGAGGGATGGGAGCCGTCGCAGGTCAAGGCCGAGCAGCCCGCGACCACTTACGAAATGTTCAAGCGGGAAATCCTTAACGAGATCGCTCGCTGCCTGAACATGCCCTTCAACGTCGCCGCCGGCAATTCGTCGGGCTACAACTATGCATCGGGGCGGTTGGATCACCAGACCTATTACAAATCCATTCGCGTCGATCAGGAGCAGATCGGGCGCATCGTGCTCGACCATGTGCTGCGGGCCTGGTTCGAGGAAGCGGTTCTCATTCCGAACCTCCTGCCGCCAGAGTTGAAGAACACGCCTTTCAGCGAACTCGGCCATCAGTGGTTCTGGGATGGGCAGGAACACGTCGATCCTGCCAAGGAAGCCAACGCCCAAGCCACGCGACTGGCCAGTAACACCACAACGCTTGCATATGAATATGCCCGTCAAGGACGCGATTGGGAAGACGAGCTTCGCCAGCGGGCCAAGGAAGTGGCATTGATGAACAAACTCGGTTTGACCGTGGCGCAAGTTACGCCGTCGGCAGCGAAACCTAAAACGGAGACGAACAATGACCAAAACACCTCAAAACGAGCAGCCTGAAGCGGGGCCGTTGACGCTGACGGCGAGTTTTCAGATTGAAGCCGCCGCTGGCGCGGAAGTCGGTGGCGCAACGCAAGGGGGGGGACTGCCGAAATTTCGCATGGTCGCCTATACCGGCGGGCAGATGCGCCTCGCTGGCTGGCGACATCCGGTGGTCATCGATCTGGCGGGACTGACGATCCCCAGCCAGAACCGTCCCATCCGTTTCGGCCACGATGCCGCCGCCGGCGTCGGACACACCGACATGATCCGTATCGAGAACGGACAGCTTATCGCGACGGGGGTGGTGTCGCGGGACACGGCGGCGGCGAAGGAGATTGTCACGTCGGGCAAGAATGGATTCCCCTGGCAGGCCAGTATCGGTGCGAGCGTCGATGATTTCGAGTTTGTCAAAGACGGCCAGAAGACACAAGTCAATGGGTGGCTATTTCATGGCCCGGTGAACGTCGTTCGCAAGGCGACGCTCGGTGAGATCAGTTTTGTGGACCTGGGCGCTGATGGCAATACCTCCGCGAAGGTGGCCGCGAGCCGTCCTCAGCAGGAGACAAATATCATGGAAACGGCCACCACCGTGACGGCTTCGGAAACTTCGACCACTGTCGCGCCGGTCCCGGCGATCCAAGCGGCACCCACGCCCACGGCGGCGGACATTCGTGCCGAGGCGCTGGCGGAAACCAATCGCGTCGCCACCATTCGCAAACTTTGTGCGCCGTCCGCTCCGGGGGGGGCGGGCGGGCGGCACTTTGCGGAGATCGAAGCGAAAGCCATCGCCGAGAATTGGGATGCCACGAAGACGGAACTGGAGGTTCTGCGAGAGGGACGGCCCAAGACCGGTGCGGTGCGAGGAGGAGCACCGATGGGATTCTCCATCTCTGGCCCCGGTGCCGTGAATCAGGAGGTGCTTGAGGCGGCGTGTCTGCTGTCGGCGGGGATCGCAAAGCCCGAGGAACATTGCGACGAGCAGGCGCTGGAGGCTGCCGACAAGCGGTTCCGTAACGGGATTGGGTTGCAGGAATTGTTTTTGGAAGCGGCGAGAGCGAATGGTTACGGCGGCTACAGCTTCCGTTCCGATCCCCACACCATCATGCGGATGGCTTTCGCTTCGCAGGATCAGGTAATGGCGGGGTGGAGTACCATCGACATCGGCGGAATCCTGTCGAATGTCGCCAACAAGGCGTTGCTCGAAGGCTTCTTTTCGGTCGAGCGCACATGGCGGAACATCTGTGCCGTTCGCAGCGTCAACGACTTCAAGACCGTCACCAGTTACCGTCTCATCGGCACGGACCAATATGAAAAGGTTGCCCCCGGTGGCGAACTCAAGCACGGGACGCTGGGCAACGAGACCTACACCAACAAGGCGGACACCTACGGTTTGATGCTCACCATCGACCGTCGCGACACCATCAACGACGACCTCGGAGCGATCACGACAGTGCCGCGAAAACTCGGGCGCGGCTCGGGTCTCAAGATCAACGACGTATTCTGGACGATCTTCTTGAATAACGCCGCATTCTTCACCGCCGCCAACAAGAACCTGCTGGTGGGCGCGGATACGATCCTCAACATCGACGGGTTGACCAAAGCTGAAACCTCTTTCATGGATCAAGTGGACTCCGACGGCAAACCCATCGGCATCATGCCCGCGATCATGCTGGTTCCCACGACTCTCTCGGCCATCGGCTCGCAACTTTACAAGAGCATGGAACTGCGCGACACCACCGCCAACAACAAATACCCCATCGCCAACCCACACCAAGGAAAATATCGCGTGGAAGTCTCTCGATATCTCGGCAACAGCAAGTACATCGGCAACAGCCAAAAGGCGTGGTATCTGCTCGCCGACCCCAACGATTTGCCGCTGATTGAAGTCGCGTTTTTGAACGGGCAGGAGTCTCCGACCATCGAAACCGCCGAGGCGGATTTCAATGTGCTGGGTGTGAAGATGCGCGGCTATCACGACTTCGGCGTCGCACTGCAAGACCCACGGGCCGGGGTTCGCAGCAAAGGGGAAGCGTAACGGGAGGAGGAGGGGGGGGCGTGACAAGGTGAACGGGTGACAAGGTGACAAGGTGATTTTTTGGAGAGCTTCATTATGGCTGTGTTTGTGCAAGCTGGTGACAACATTGACTATACGCCCAGTGTTGATGTGGCGGCGGGTGCGGTGGTTGTGCAGGGGGAATTGGTGGGCGTCACCAAGCGGCCCATTCCGGCCAATACGCAGGGCAGCTTGGCGGTCTCTGGCGTTTTTGATTTTCCAAAAGCCACGGCTGCCAGTAGCGCCATCGGCGTGGGCGTCAGCGTGTATTGGAATGTGGCCGCACAGCAAGCTACGGCCACCGCCACCGGCAACAAGCTCATCGGCAAAACCATTCAAGCCGCCACCGATACTGATATCACGGTGCGGGTGCGATTGACGCAGTGAGGAGCGAGCCGAGATGGTTGACCTCCTGCAGAAAGGCATGGCCTGGCTGGAAGACCAGCGGACGAAGTTTATGACTCAGCCCGTGGTCTACCAGCGAGGCGGGGGGGGCGGTGAAGGGGGAGGGACGGTGGAAGTACCAGCAACGATCGGCACCACGGTGTTTCAGATTGATGACGGTGGCGGCGCTCTGCTGCGAATCGAGAGCCGGGATTATCTGATCTTGGCGGCGGATTTGATGATCGGTGGAACGCCGATAGTGCCGCGACGCGGAGACCGGATTCGGGAAACCAGTGGTACTGGGGGGGGGCAGGTGTTTGTGTACGAGGTGGTTGGTCCCGGTGATGAACCGTGCTGGCGATGGAGCGATGCGTATCGGCAGACGTTGCGGATACACACCAAGCAAATAGATGTGGAGAATCCATGAACGAGTGTCCCAATTATGACATGACATGCCGGGGAGAATTTTGTGCGATCCACCGCAAACTCGAACACCTGGACGAAGCGATTCGCGGCAACGGCAAACCAGGCATTCAGTTGCGTCTCGACCGCCTGGAGCAAAACGAAGCGTGGCGCAAACGTGTCACCTGGATTGTGATCGGAGCGCTCGTGAGCATTCTGGCTTCCGACGCGATGCAGTTCTTTCAGGTCTTTTGGATGCATTGAGATGTTGTCACTGCCCATTGATGTTGCGGACGCGATTGTTGCGGCGCTCAAAGCGGAGCCGCTCAAGCTCGACGCGGTGCGGGCCTATCGGCCCGAATTTGATCTCGCGGAACTCAAGACATTGCGGGTGTCGGTGGTGCCGCGAGGCATTGAGATCACCAGCCTGGGTCGGAACGTTAATCAGCATGACGTGTCCGTCGATGTTGGTGTGCAGCAGAAAATCGATCCCGATGATACGGAGGCGCTCGACGCGTTGATGGCAAAGGTCCAGCGGATCGCCGACGAGTTGCGTTTACGGCGTTTGGACCTGCCCGGCGATGGATCGGCAGCGTGGGTAAAAACTGAAAACGAGCCGATCTACTCGCCCGATCACCTGCAAAGTAAGCAAGTTTTCACGAGTGTTCTGACTTTCACGTACCGCGTTATGAGGTAAATCAATCTATGAAAAACTTCGTCATGTTACGTGTTGATCTTTCCGGGGAATACCAGCCGTTGTCGAAGCAGTCGTTGGTGGCCAGCGTGGATATCAATGTGCCGCCGAGCAATGTCGGGCCGGTGTTTTTTCGCGGGACCGATGGCAAGGATGTGCCCTGGTCGCACCTGGCGGCGGAATGGCATCGCTGCGTTTGTGTGGACCTCTCGGAAATTTTCGTCAAAGGCACGCCCGGCGATGTCGTGACTGTGGTCGGAGGAACGTAATGATGCCTTACCGATTCAGGCCATGTTCTGGTGCAGGACCAGCGGTATCGCAAGATCGTGATATTACGGTGATGGTGCCGTTTCCGAGCAATACCGATGTTCCGATGAACGTGCAGGTCGAGTTCGCGAGCGATCGGGATTTTGAAAATATCTTTTTCTCGCTTGATACGAAAACGGCGACGCCGGAGCAACTGGGATGGATTCGAGTTTTCGACGGCGAGGGATTTTTGTTCTGGCGCGAAATCGGTACCGGCGGGTTGATGCCGCCATTTCGTGGCCAGCCGCTCATCATCAACGCCCGAGCACTCATCGGCAGCAACTTTAATGAAGCGTTCTATCGCTGGCGGTTCACCCAGGAGGGCCAAGACGACACGAACGTCAAAGGCGGCATCTTTGTGGGAGCACTGCAATAATGAGCTTCTGGAAAAGCACACTCGCCATTTTCGGCCTGGCGCTAACGATGGGCATCTCGGCGTTATTCGCGTGCCCGACGCCACTTGCCTTTGAAAATAACTACCTGCATATGATTAACAATCATGTGCATACGATCAATGATGGCATCTACCACAACGGCTTCACGGCCAATCTGCCCGTGACGATGCGATACTTCACCACGCCAGCGCAGTTGTCCAAAGGCAGTCCGCTTCTTCCGCTGGCCGATCTCATTATGGAGTACAAGATCAGGACGCCGCCGAATGCGTACCCCGCGAATTGGACGGTGGCCGCAAGGATTCAAAACCAAAAGTGGAATCCCAACTTTCCGAAGCGATCCATCGCTTTGTTTGGAGTGGATAGTTTCGATCCGGCGGAAGCCAAGCCCGGCGACATGGTCATCATGCGTATCTATACATCCACCGTCACGGTAGAAGGCGTCGTCTACGAAAACGGAAACCGGAATGAAAACCCCGATGTGAACGGCAACGACGCCGCGACCGGCCTGCCCACAACCTGGCATCCCAAAGATATCGTCGAGTTCGTCATTGGCGAGAAGAGGAAGATGCAATGAGATACATAATTGCAGCTTTAGTTTTGGCGTGTAGCACGGTTGGTTTCTCGCAGACGTTCCAGCCCGTGACAGTCTCGTTCACGCCGACGACGGCATCGTTCTCTGCGACGACGCCAGCGTTCGCGCCGTCGTCCGTGAAATTTTTCAGCGAACAAGTCGTATTCACGCCGAGGCCGGTTCGCTTTGAAACATCGAAGGCCGCTTTTGTCGGCTCACCGTTCAATCTCGATCATCTGCCCGAGCAGGTGGCCCGGTTCATTCGTTACGCAGGAGTTTTTGAAAAAGAGAGCGACATTGCACGGCGGCGCTTCTTCCTTCCGACAAACGTCGATACGCTCGACAAATGGAAAGAAGTTTACTCTCGCACATACGCGCCGATCACCGAGGTGCCATTGCCGACGGGCTTGCGGATGGTGTCGGAACTGCGGGCACCGACCAGCGACGCGGAATACGAAAACTTCACGCACGAGTTGGATTACTTCGCCGGGCAAAAATACAACGCATTGCTGCTCGCCTGGTACATGCAGGACGATCCGAAAAACTTCGACAATGCCATCGCCTACGCAAAATCCAAAGGCTTCAAAGTATGGTTCACCTTTGGCGGTTCTATAGATGCAACCGACATGTACGCAATGGACCCGGTCGATTACTTCAACGGCTTGCAGCATCTCGCAAAACAATGCGACGGCTTCATCCTCGGCTGGCGACAAACAAATCCCGGAACAGTTCTTTATAGCAACAAGCGAACGCTCAACTACAAACCCGACGCCCAGTTCGTCGGCTATACACTCTCGGCGGTGCGCGGGCAAAATCCCAACATCCCCGTGCTGGGCAATCTGCAATTCTTCCACTCGGAAGCATCGAAGGCCGCCGTTTGGAAAATTGCCCCGGAAGGAATCTCCGGAATTGTCGCGTTCAACTTCGGTGTAAGCACCGTCAACGTCGACGCCGCCATGCGGTTCTTGAAGCGAACAGAAACAACGAAGATCGCCGTGCAGGTCGTTGGCGAACGCTACTACTATTTGACGGCAAGGCCGAACAACAGAACCAAAGAAGCGAACCGTGCAATTTGCAAAGCAATCGAGGAAAGATACTTTGCCGCCGGCGCGTCACTCACCATCACCGACGCCGGGGATTTCAGCGACTCCAGTGATTTGACGGAAAAAGCGACCAACGGTCGCGGCACTTCGGACCTGCGTAGGACGAAGTGGAGTCAACCTGTCTCTAACATGAAGGAAAAACAATGAAGAAGGCTATTTTGGGCGCGGCGCTTGTGATGTTTGCTTTCGGTGCTGTTGTGGTTGCGCAAACGACGGCACCCGCCAAAGAAGACACCCCGAAGAAATGGTCCTGGGACGGTTTCCCCGCCGACAAATCCGTGGATGAACAGCTCGCGTGGTTGGACGCCAATGTGCCCAACAGCTTCGCCGACATCGACACCCGCATCGACTGGACGCTTCGCAAAGCGAAGCTGATGTACGAGTTTGAAAAGATATCCACATCGAAGCAATATCTGGATCAATTGGATACCGACGCCGCCAAGGTCGGTGTGAAGAACACGTCGCGGCTCGCTTTTGAAAAAGGCCTGCTGCTGACGTACACGTTCCGCGACTACCCGGCAGCGGAATCCATCGCCAAGGCGCTGCAAGACAAAACCCGTCAAAAAGAATTGCTGCGGCGTGTGTACATCGCAACGAACGACCGTGAGAAGCTGGTGAATGGAGCCGAAGAACTCGGCATCCTGGTCCAAACCATTCAGGCGGCGGCGGATTTGGGGCGTAAGGATAAGTTGTTTGAATTCAGTTCCACTTTCCTCAAAACCTCGCGTCCGCTCTTCCCGAATCACGTGCGAACCATCGCGGACATTCTGACTTCCATCACCGACTGGAGCGGCACCACCACAACGAAAAAGATGGTGCTCGACCTGCTGCGGGACTTCCGAAAGACGATCCCCCCCATCGGCTCGGATGCCAAGTACAACGATCAATGGGGCAAGCTGGCCGGCGACCTCGACCTCAAACTCCAACTGCTCGAAGCGGACATCGCCAAGGAAGCGGCTGCGAAGTAGAACGTCAAATCGTTAAATCGTGAATTGTTAAATCGTTAAATTGTGAAGTCGTCAAGTCGTCGATGGGAACCACCGTGATCCAAGCCAGGGCAAAGATCAAGTTGGACGCGAAGAAGGTAATGGCGGCTGCGAAGCGTGGCAACATCACCAGCCTCGGCCACGCTGCGGGGGCGATCCGGCTGGCGGCGCGGCATTCGATCAAGAAGTCGCCGAAGAAATCGCCCGCCGGGACGCCGCCGAATACCCGCAAAGGCCGCTTGCGCGGCGCGATCAAATATGCGGTGAGTAAATCGCCGCCGTCGGCGGTGATCGGTCCCGATGCGGCCAACGCTGGCACCAGTGGAAAAGCCCACGAATTCGGCGGCAAATACAAGCGAGAACGTTACGACCGTAGGCCCTTCATGCTCCCCGCGTTGGAAAACGTAAAACCACGCCTACCCAAATGCTGGGAAAATTCAATACGCACAACCCATTAATTCAAAACTCAAAACCGACCTCGTGGGTCGACAGATGAACTGGAAAACTGCCGAGATGTTTCCGGCAGGATGAACAATCTTTGTTTAACGCGACGAGTGATTCAGGATGGAAGCTGTAAAGCGATGCAGCCGATGCAGGAACGAGAAGCCGATCTCGGCATTCCCGCGTCGTTCCATCTCCGACTCGCGGCCCCTGAGTCGCTGCAAACAATGTTATTCCGAGTTGAACACACTCTTGTATCGCAGGATGCATCCCGGAAATCGCCACCGAACACCCAAACTTTCCGAAAGCCAATGGCAAGAGATTCGACAGCGAGGTCAACTGGTTTGTAGCCGGTGCCATACGGAAAAACCATTGGCCGATTTTCCGGTCCGCCGCAGTTGTGGCAAAGATTATTTTGCTCGTGATTGCCGTCCGTGCAGGAAAAAGCGAAAGGCTCAATGGTGTGACGCCAATCAACAGCGACTGTGGGATCGCGCCGTGCGATATAAGTGCCCACAATACGGCATCACACCAGATGACTACCGGCAAATGCTGGCACGACAGAAGTATTGCTGTGCCCTGTGCGAACGACCACTGCCCATGAAATGGCAAACCATCGACCATGATCATTCTACCGGCGTTGTTCGTGGCATCGTTCATCGAGCTTGCAATCTGGTGATCGGCAACGCGAGCGAAGATATCGAGGTGCTTCATCGGGCAATTGCATACTTGCAGCGACATAAAAGTGGCCAAGTGCCGGTGGCCATTGCGCCAGATGCCATTCAATACTCATAAAATGAAAGGAGATTTTTAAATGAGTGTAAGACTCGGATTAGATGCTCGCCTGTATTATTGTGTCGCCGGCATCGGCGGCACGCCCACCTGGTTGGAACTGACCAACGTCAAAAACGTCACGCTGAACCTGACCAAAGGCGAAGCGGATGTGACCACCCGCGCCAATAGCGGCTGGAAAGCCACCGCCGGCACGCTCAAGGAAGGCAGCATCGAATTCGAGATGGTCTGGGACACAAGCGACACGGGGTTTACAGCGATCAAAGACGCCTACTTCGGCAACTCCATCATCGGCATCGCCGCGATGGACGGCCCCATCACCGGTGCCACTTCCACCGGCAGCCAAGGCTTGTGGGCGGATTGCATGATTACTGACTTCTCCCGCGATGAACCGCTCGAAGAAGCCTTGAGCGTCAAAGTCACCGCCAAGCCCACGTACTCGACCAACCCACCCGTCTGGAAGACTGTCGGCGGAACGTAATCCGTCCTTGTTGCTCAATTTTAATCACGTAACCCCTGTCTCATTGGAGTCATGGCATGAAAACTTTTGTCGATAACGCGGGGCGTACATGGACGGTGGCGATCAATGTGGATGCCATTAAGCGTGTACGTGATCTGGCGAAGGTGAACTTGCTGGAGGTCATTGAAGGCAAGTTGCTGGAAAGGCTCATCGGCGATCCGGTGCTGCTGTGCGATGTGATTTATGCGGTCTGCAAGCCGGAGGCGGACGCCAAATCGATCAGCGATGTGGACTTTGGGCGGGCGATGGCGGGCGATGCCATTGATGGTGCGACGACGGCGCTGTTGGAGGAACTGGTCGATTTTTTCCCGCAGGGCCGGCGCAGGGTGCTGAGCAAGGCGCTGGCAAAACTGCGGAAGTTCGAGACGGCGGCGTTGCAGACGGTGGAGACGCGATTGGAGAGTCCGGAACTCGAACGCAAGATGCAAGCGGCGCTGGCGGAACTGGACAGCGGAGCAGAGGAGGGGCCGACACCGCCTGGGAACTCGTCTGGCAGTGCGCCGGAATCCTCGGCATCGATCCCGGCCACTTCACCCTCCGTGAACTCATCGACATGACGCAGTCACGCCAGGAAGACAACTGGAATCACACCGCGGCGCTGCTATCGATGCTCGCCAACGCCAATCGCGATCCGAAGAAAGGCCGCGCATTCAAGCCCGCCGACTTCCATCCGGCACTCCCCGCACGACGCAAACGCACCGCGTCGCCACCGCCCGCCCCGCTCAAAGGCGACATCACGATGCTCAAAGTGTTTGTGCCGCCTCCGTAGTTTCAAGTTTTCAAGTTTCGAGTTTCAAGATTTTAGTCTTTTATTCTTTTTGGAGATCACATGAAAACAACTCTCAAATTCTGTCTCGCGGCGGTCCTTACGGCAGGCATGGTGGCATGCAATGGTGTGCAACTGAGTCCCACCTACTCGGAACGTCTCGACACCGCCGCCGCAGCCGCCGCTGAAAGTTACCGTCGTATCCAGGTTCCGGAAGAGCAGGGTGGACTCACTCGCGCACAGGCCGGGCAGGTGCTCGGCGGTCTCTCCGATTTTCTGCAGTTGTTCCGCGATGCACGAGACGGCAAAGCATCGCCAAGCTCGACTCCCGTCACGCAACCGTAACGATGGGAATGAGCCACAGACAGACACGACAGACACAGACAGACGGGGGGAACGTAAATGGCCGCGGATGCACGCGGATGGACGCGGATATTTTTTAATGATGGAAAGGAAATCTTATGTCAGACACAACACTCGGAAGCATCGTTGAACCACTCACTGAAGCGGCGGCGCAATCGCTTGAAACGGTCATCGCGCAGGTGACTGCAAAGTTGGGCAAAACGCAGGCCGCCGCGCTCGCGCCGGTGATCGCCCAATACGGCCCGGCCTTCGTCGCGATGACCGCCGCCGATATCTGGGCGTGGATCGAGTTGGCGAGCAAGGGCGATCCTTACGAGTCCTACGCCGCCATCGTCGCCAAACTGCCCAACCAGGAGCTTGCCAACGAATGGGCATCAATCAATGCGAAGATGCAAACGGCAAACGTGCAAAATGCGGCAGCGGTCGCCTGGCAGCGTGACGCCATCGGCGCACTGCTCAAGGCACTCGTCGCAATCGCGGCTTCACTGGTGTTTGTTTAGGCGGTGAGGCAGGCAGACAAGCGGCGGCGGACACCGCCGGATGGATTTTAACAAAAGGAATCAACATGGAAACGCTTCGGAATGCATTACAAGGCTGGAAAACCTACATCGTCGGCCTCATCGCGATCCTCAGCGTGCTGGCGACCTTCGCCGACGGCAGATGCGACATCGGCACGGTCATCCAAACCATCGCAACGTCCATCCTCGCGATGACGTTGCGGGCCGGCGTGCAAAAAGCACAGGACAAGACGGAAGAAAACGGGAATTAACCACAGACAGCCCCCCCCCGCACAGACAGACACGGACGTAGATAAAGACGGATTTTGACATGATGACAAGTGATTCAGATGATCGGGTGTTTGCGGTGGTGCTGGGGGGGCTGGGAAGCCCCCAGACTAGCGACATCGCCAAGGCGCTCTCGCGGATGGATGGCGTTTATGTTTGGACGCCGTCACGGGTGTTTGACCAGTTCCGCGCTGATGTCGAATTGACTGTTCGCCTTTTCCCGGCAAATACAGTGGTGCTCGTCGGACACTCGTTCGGTGCTCAACGTGTGCTCGAATCATGCATCACCGTTGCTCACTGGAATATCTGTGTGGATTATCTGGTGTTGATTGATCCAGTGGCTTATGAGCCGCTCTGGTCGCAGACATTGGCTTATCCGCGAGGAAATGCCGCTCCGAAAATCTGCGATATCTTCCGGGCCGCCAACTCGTTTCCCGTTTTTCCTGCCACCATCAACGGCGGTCCCGATCCTATCGTGGTAGCCAACACCAACCACAATTCGCTGTGCCATAGTAAGACGGTCATCACCGCTATCGTGGACCGCGTCGCCACGTTGCTGAAGGAAAGAGTGTGAGCGATGGGGTCGCCCCAAGGCATCAAAGCTGGCAGCGCGTTTATCGAACTGCTCGTCAACGACGAGAAGCTCGTGAAGGGTTTGCAGAAGGCCGGCAAGAAACTCAAGGCGTTTGGCGATTCTGTCGCCGATCTCGGCAAGAAGTTCGCCGCCATCGGCACCGCCATCGCCGCGCCACTGGTCGGTTTTGCCAAAGTTTTCGCGTCGGGAAGCAAGGAACTTCAAACGCTCAGCCAACGAACCGGCATCTCAGTCGAAGCACTTTCGGAGTTGGGTTACGCCGCCAGCATCTCCGGAACCGATATGGCGACGCTGGAAGGCGGCATTAAGAAGATGCAGAAAACCATCTATCAAGCGGCCACGGGATCAAAGTCGGCGACGGCGGCACTCGCGCAGTTGGGATTGACCATCGACGATCTGCGAGGACTGTCGCCGGATCAGCAATTCAAACTGATCGCCGACAAACTCGCCGCCATTCAAAGCCCCGCCGTTCGCGCGGCAACGGCGATGGCGATCTTCGGCAGGTCCGGCATGGATTTGCTGCCCATGATGAGCCGAGGCGCGGCGGGAATCGAAGCGATGCAGGAAGAGGCTCGCAAACTCGGCCTCACCGCGTCGGAAACGAGTGTTGCTACTGGCGTGAAGTTGGCCGAGGCGTTGAGCACGCTCTGGGCCGTGCTCAAGCAGCTTGGCGCAACACTGGGAGAAGCGGTGGCTCCGCTGCTGACAGACATCGCCAATCGCATCATCGACCTCGTCGTCAAAGCCATCGCGTGGGTCAAGCAAAACCAGGAACTCATCGTCACGATTTTCAAAGTCGCCGCCAGCGTGATCGCGGCGGGCATGGCATTGCTCGTACTGGGCAAAACAATCGTGTTCCTCGGCGGCATCTTCTCGGCGCTGGCCACAACCATCAGCGTCGTCTCCACCGTGATCGGTGTGCTCGGCGGCCTCATCGCCTGGCTGCTCTCCCCCATCGGCATGGTGGTGGCGGCGATGGCCGCACTTGGCGCATACCTTATATATGCTTCGGGTGCGGGCGGGAAAGCTCTGTCCTGGCTGGGCGACCGCTTCGCCGACCTCTCCTCATTCGCCACCGAAGCCTTCGGCGGAATCGCCGACGCTCTGGCTGCCGGCGACATTGCGCTGGCGGCGAAGATTTTGTGGCTGACGCTCAAAGTCGCATGGCAGACAGGCATCAATGCTCTTGAAACTTTGTGGATTCAATTCAAAAGTTCGTTCGTCAACATCATTCAAGGCGCGTTTTACGGAGCGCTGGCCGCGTGGGAAATCTGCCGAAGTTCGCTCGAAACGGCGTGGATCGAAACGACGGCATTTTTGTCGAAGACGTGGACGAGTTTTACATCGGGCTTTCAGCAGGCGTGGAACACCGCGATCAACTGGACGACCAAACGGCTGCTGGAATTGTGGAGCCTGTTCGACGACAGTTTCGATGTGGATGCCGCCAAAAAGATGGCGGATCAGGAACTTGCGGAGACGAACAACCAAATCGAGGCCCAGAAAAAACAGGCTCTCGCACAGCGTGAAGATCAGCGAAAGCAGGAACGTAAAACTGCGGATGATGCGTACAACTACAACATGGCGCAGATCGGCCAGGCCGCGATGGATGCCGAGGACGAACTCGCACAGGAGCAAGCGGAAAAGATTCAAAAGTCCAATGAGGAACTGGACAAGGCGAGAGCGGAATGGCGTGACGCCATCGGCAAGGCCCACGACGAAAAGAAGATGAAGGATTCACAGGGACCGGATCGGCTCGAACCCCCGCCTGCCATTCAGGATTACTTGGAGGGTTTGAGTTCCACGATTGAACAGGCCCAAAAGAAAACCATCGGCATCCACGGCACCTTCAACGCAATGGAAGCCCCCGGCATGCGGGGAGGCGGCGTCACCGACCGCATCGCCAAAGCCACCGAAGGGCGCTTTACCCGACTGAGCGCGATTCACTTTGCTTGGAGCGATGGCGTTATTCGGGAAGCCGCGTGATGCTGGGATGTTGCGTCCGAGAATGTTCCGAGAACATTTTTTAAGTTTTTTCCAAAATTGTTTACGAATTGGCCTTTGGCCGGGCAATAAGTTGTTATACGGGTGTGGTGCCCGAAACAACATTTCCCTTTTTTGGAGGTTACACGATGATGAAATTTGGTTTGTCGTTTGAGGAGTATGTGGATTTCAAGATCAAGCCGCATCGGAATGCGGACCCCGTCTTTCGGCAGGCGGCGTCGTTGGAGATTGGGGCAATGTTCCCGATGGCACTGACGGTTGTTTCCAATCACCTGCGGTCGCGGGGTTATGACTGCCGTCCGCAAATGCTGGAAGTGCTGATCGAGGGCGGAACCGTGACTCCGGCCAGTCGTGATGCATGGTCAAAGATGGATGTTGAGGCGGCTGCCAATTATTTTGAGGAATGCGGGATGTTCACGCCGTATGCCGCGATGTGCGAGGCGATGGGGTGCAGCTATGCCGACTTCCTCCGACCTTTACAGGAGGCAGCGGATCGCGAGTCGGCGAGGTACGGGCGTCGCGTGAATGCCAACGATCAGTATTTCGTCATGCACCGGCACCCGCCCCGTGACGATACACCGGCCATCATCACCTTCACCTTGTGCGATGACATCCGGGCACGGCTCGAGCGCGGCGAGGGGGTGTAAATGATTCCCGAACCGAACGAAAAAGAAAACGAATGGGTGTTGTCGCCGGAGCTTCTGGAGTACGCCAGGGCGGTCGCCCTGCAAGCGGCCCAGAAGTATTGTCCCGAGCATGTTGATTACGACGATGTGGTGCAGGAAACGATAGTGCGTCTGCTCCGCAAGCCGCCGAAGTACGATCCAACACAAGGAGCAAGCGAGAAGACTTTCATTTACAAAGTTGTGCAACGAGCGGTGATGAAAGTCACCGAACAGGAAGCGAAGCAGGCCCGTCGGTTCCAGCAATTCCCTGAACCGATGGATGGTAAAGAACCTGTAGAGCATCTGGTGACGAAGAACCGCTCGAAGGAACTGACTCGTAGCCGATGGAGTCTCGATGACATTTTGGAGTACATCAGTGACGAGGAAAGCAAGGTGCTTTGTCGTTTAGTGATCGAGTGCAAAGGTAATTTGAGTGAAACTGCTCGGCGGTTGGGGATGAGTGAAGGCTCCGTCCGCCGTGAGTTGAGATTGTTAGCGCCAGGTTTACTGCGAGCAGGTTTTGATCCTTTTTCAACAGGAGGAAATAGATGACGACCATGATTGAACAAGAACTTGTCCTGACCGCTGCGAAGGTTGAGATCGCGGCGGGGCAGAGGGAGGGGGGGGTGAAGCAGCCTACTGTGAACATCGTCGCTTATACCGGCGGTGTCATGCGGGTTGGGGGGTGGGGGAACATTGCCATCAACCTCGCGGGTCTGGATTGTGGCGGATTGATTCCGCTGCTGGTGGACCATGATACAGGTTTGGACAATGTGCTGGGCAAAGGTGAGGCGGCGGTGCAAGCCGGGCAACTTCGTGTCGCTGGTAGTATTGTCGGCTCGACGGCGTCGGCGAGGAAGGTGCTTGATCTGGCCCGCGACGGATTCCCGTTGCAGGCCAGCGTCGGCGTCGCGCCCGATGAAACTGTCCGCCTGGCTCCGGGTGAAAAGATGGAGATCAATGGTCGGACTGTCGTTGCGCCAAAAGGTGGGCTGACGGTCGTGACCAAGGGGACGCTGCGGGAGGTGTCGGTAGTGACGCTGGGGTGCGACGGTCGCACCAGCGTTGCTATCGCCGCCAGTCGTGGCGTGGTCGATGACGATGATGTTCTTGCTGCCGAGCGGGTGCGTGTGGCGGGCATCATGAAGTTGACGGCCCGGCATCCTGAGATCGCGGCCAAAGCGGTGTCCAATGGTTGGGATGCGGCGAGGACGGAACTTGAGGTTCTGCGGACATCGCGACCGACGGCTCCGATGGCGGGTGGGTATCGTCCGGCGGCAACAACCGAAGTGATCGAAGCGGCGTTGGCTTTTCGCATGGGGATGAGCAAAACCGCCGAGAAACATTTCAAGTCCGATGTTTTGCAGCAGGCTCACGACCTGGGCATTACGCACTGTCTCGATTTGTGCCGGATGGCGTTGACGCTCGACGGTCAGGAAATTCCCGTCGGTCGTGATGCGATGGTAAAGGCGGCATTGAGCACGATGTCGCTGCCGGTTGCGCTTGGTGATCTGGCCAGCAAGAATTTGTTGGACGCCTACAGCGATGCACCGGCGACGTGGCGTTCATTCGCGGCGATCCGATCCGTGGCCGACTTCAAAACCAACACCGCAATCCGCCCCTCCTTCGTCGGCGGTTTGGAACAGGTCGCTCCGGGCGGCGAACTCAAGCACGGCACCGTCAAGGAATGGCTGGCGTCCTACCAGATCGACACCTACGGCAAACTGCTGGGCATCGACCGCCGCGATCTCATCAACGACGACCTCGGCGTCTTTGCCGAAGCGTCGGCAGCGATGGGCAAGGCGGCGATGCGAAAGCTCAACGACCTCGTGTTCGGCGTGCTGCTGGCGAACGAGGGCAACTTCTTCAGCAAAGCCAACAGCAACTACATCGACGGTGCCGACTCCAATCTCAGCACTTGGTCGCTGTCCAACGCGATCAAAGCGATGATTAGTCAGCGGGACGATGAAGGTAACGATCTGGACATCCGCCCGGCAGTCCTGCTGGTGCCACCGGCGCTCGAGACCACGGCAAGATCGCTGCTGGAATCCGAGTACATCATGGCCCAGGTCGATTTGCCCACCGGCAACAGCCTGCGAAACGTGGTGAAACTGGAAGTGGAACCGCGATTGGCCAACGCCCAGAAATTCGGCAAACAGACCAGCAATGCCCACTGGTATTTGTTCGCGTCCCCGGCAGCCACGGCGATGGTGGTGGCGTTCCTCAACGGCCAGCAAAGTCCGACCATCGAGTTCCAAGGGATCGAGCACGATGTCAATACGCTCGCCGCACACTGGCGCGTTTACCATGACTTCGGTGCCGCGATGATTGACCCTCGCGCTGCGGTCCGCAGCAAGGGCATTGCATAAATCATTCTCCGGTCAGGGGGATGGGGAAGGGGGGGAGAGGTCAGGGGGGCGGGAGGTTTCTCCGTGCTTCCCGCCCCTTTCTTTTTGAATCATTTCATCTACTTCTTGAATTGGAGTCGTTTATGGTTCTTATGCAAGACGCATCCGAATGTATGCATGAAAGTATGCAAGACACGCCGGAGTTCGGCGTTTCCGAACGTGTCGGCAATATTACGATGAAGGTACGGGCTGCACCCCGCACTCCTGAAAATCAGGCAAGATGGGACCGCCGTCACGAAGCGATGGCGGCGTGGCTACTGGCTCAATGGGAACGTGAACAGCTTCGTCGCATCGCGGAGAGTAATTGAATGGTTGCAAACAATAACATTGTGCGTGAGTACCAGGACGGCATGAACTTTCCCGTCGATGCTCTCACCTACGCCGCCGAGCGAGCTTATCGCCGGGACTTCGTTGAGGAGGCTCGGCGGATTGTGCGCGTTTGGGCGCATCCGCCGGGACCGCCACCGCCGCCGATGTTGAAGCCGGTGTCGATTGGCGAACTCATGGCCAAGCGTCGCTGCGATCCGTTTGCGGAGGAGGAGGCGATGCACAAACAACGCCGCCGTCTCCGCGAGCGCTACACGGTGTACGGAGCGGGCGACGCAGGCCCAAAGACGCACCATCTCGGCTATCGTCCCGGCCACGAAGTGCCCGCCGCCCGACTACGCGCTCGCCAACACGCGATGGCTTACGTGACCAATTTATGGAAAGAACTGGAAACGTCCGATCTGGACATTTTCGATCCGAAGCTGCTGTGTCCGTGGCTGCGGGCGGTGGAGGTATGGGCCGCAAAGCCGCTTCGACGGAATCGGAATGCAGCGCCGCCTCGACCGTTGGAGGTGACACCGGAGTTCGAACATTTGGAGGAGGTGCCGGAGTTTGAGAACGACGAACCGACCGCCGTGCCATCGCTGCCCCCCGCGCGTGAAAATCTCATCGCATCGGCACCACCGCCACCGGCATCACGGATCAGGCTTACTCGCGTCGATCAAATCGAGGTGCATCCGCCGCGATGGTTATTGCGTGGTATCCTTGAACGTGACACGTTCGCCCTCATCTTCGGCGATCCCGGTTGCGGCAAATCCTTCTTGGCCATCGACTGGGCATGTCGGATCGCGACGGGTACACCGTGGCGTGGCCATTCGGTCAAAAGCGGTCCTGTCGTCTACGTCGCCGGTGAAGGCCAGCAGGGGTTCGGCAGACGCATCCGCGCGTGGAGCGAGCACCACAACATCAGCCTGCAAAACAAGCCGCTGTTCCTCGCACCGTCCGTCGCGATCCCCGAACCGACCGACCTGATCTCGCTACTCACCGCCATCGACACCGGCATCGCCACCGTCGGACCGCCAACGTTAATCGTACTCGACACCCTCGCCCGCTGCTTCGGCGGCGGCGATGAAAACTCCACGCAGGACATGAGCAAGTTTGTCACCGCTTGCGACGCGATCCGCTATCGTTACGACTGCACAATCCTTGTCGTCCATCATTCCGGCCACAGCGACAAAAGCCGTGCTCGCGGTGCCATCGCACTCAAAGCCGCACTCGACGCCGAGTACCGCCTCGAAAACGAAAACGCCCTGCTGCTGACCGCCACGAAAATGAAGGACGCCGAAACGCCACCGCCGCTGGCGATGAAACTGGCTCCCGTGGAACTGCCCGACCTGACCGACGAAGACGGCAACCCCGTGACCTCCGCAGTGATCGAAGTCCTCGACGCCGACACCAGCGCCATCGTCGCCAAATCCAAAACCGCCATGTCCGGCAAATGGCAGAAGACCGGTCTGGAAATCGCCCACCGTTTAGCAAAACATAACGGGCAGGTGACGATGGAGGCGTGGCGTGCGGCCTGCACCTCGGCTGGCATGGTACGCCAAAATCTGCATCGCGTTCTCCAAGTGCTCGCTGATCGCGGTGAAATCATCGTCACCGGCGAACTTTTGAGCATACCGAATTAAGCGTCACGAGCGTCACGTCACATTTTCCCTCCCTTATAGGGAGGGAAAATGTGACGTGGCGTGGCCGTGAAATGAAATGTGACAACGTGACAAAAAATGTGACGCACTAAAGTTTGGAAAGATAACGATTTACATTCATCGTCACATTTTGCATGACGCAGAATAAAAAAATGTGACGCCGAAAACGTGACGCCTGTCACATTTTGTAAAATGCGACGCTACGAAACACTTAACCGATGGAGGACCACCAAAATGAGTCGAGGCATGGGCAAAGTTCAACAGCTATGTCTGGAAGTGCTGGCCAAGCAAAGCAAGGAGATCGACAGCATCGCCATCGTCGGGGTGGCGCTTCAGAAAAATGAGATCACCGAGAGTGAGCATGTTTCGTTCCGACGAGCACTGCGCCAGTTGGAGCGAGCCGGGAAGATCGTGGACCTGGGACGTAGTTTTCATAATCGCCGCCGACGCTGGGCGATGCCGGAGGTCGCCAAACGCTACTTCATTGATTACGGACAATTTCTTGGCAAAGAAAAAGAAATGAAGGCCAAAGCCAAGGCGAACTTCACAGCAGAACGTTTTCCCGGTTATGCGTAAGTGTTCCGTTAAACCGAAAATATGGTTTAACGGAACACTTAGGTACTGGCCGATACGTTCGCCCCATGACGCCGAGGGGAACGGGCAGGGCTACTGTTTTTGTTTGTTGCGCGTAGCGAACACGAGACCGCTCCAAGGTACAATACGGGCATGAAGCTGCTTGTCCACCCGTTGTGGCGTGATTCCGGCAACTGGCAGGAAATTTAGATAAACGGCATAGCGTAAAGGAGTGTTGAATGATGCATCTCTCCCGATCCCCCCGCCCCTCCCCGACAACAGCGGCGACGCGGCGGCGGAGCCAAGCGGAAATTGCCCCCCCCAACACTGGCATGCTATCCTCTCCGACAGGCAACTAAAAACATCTTTTAAGCGAGTATTGAGAGATGGGCGATGAGCCGACATTAAAAGAACCTTCGAACCGGATAGTGTTAGATTATGCAACTCGGCGATCCGGTCGTTTTCGTTTGTCGTTGATGGCGTCACTTTGGATATCAGCTGTTTCAATTCTACTGCTTGGTTGGATTTTAAGTCATAAGACCGCTTGGGAGTTGGCCATTGTCAGGCCCGACAATGTTTCGGTTGTCCTTTTAAGCGGGAAAGGTAACTTGAGTCTGGAGGTTGTTGGACCGTGGTCAAACAGTTCGTTTACCGGCATGGAATCCGGATTGCATCTAGATACGCATACGTTTTTTTACCGAGATGCAGATATGAATGATTATCTGATGCCAGAGGTACCTGATTCTCCGAGAGCGGGCGACTGTATCTTTTCCATTTCGTTATTTCGCATCTATAGGGGTACGTATAACTTTTTTGACTGCAATAAGGCGTTGAGTTTTCGAGATGCTATTCGGCATGGAACTATCTTTCGCATGTCTGATCCGCCATCTGAAGCGAGATATATTTTGTTCCAATTCCGTTTTCTTGGACTATTTATTGCTCTCGTGAGTGCTTATGGCATCTTTGGCATCCTGCCGTTGATAAGACGGCGGCGAAATCGCCAATGCTCCATAGCAGATGGCCGAGGTTAAGGAGGACGACGATGCGGAAGGTTATAACGTGGAAATGGAGCGAAACGCTATGCGAATAACTGGAACTGTTCTATGTTCAATGATTCTCGTCACATGCGTACTGTTGGTGGGGTGTAAGCGCGGGCCTCGCGCGGAACAAGTATATGGGCGAGCTTCCAATCCTGACCGCAAAGTACGCGGACTGCCGGTTATCCCGGATACGTGGGTTGAAAGGGGTGGCGGGTATCAGGCGGATTGGAACAACCCTGCGCATGCCGATCAACGAACAACGCACGACACAATGCATACTTATAAAGAACTTCTTCTCGACAAGACTGGCAATCCTCGACAGGAATCCGACTATTACCAAAGCGGGAAGCAATATCATGGCAGGTTTAATACGCACAAAGATGAGAAAAGCTGGGAAGAAATAAGCATCACATATGATTTTCAAGCTGCGAAAGACGGCAAGAACCCTTGGCGTTGCTCCATTTGCTGCGGCCCTCACGAAAAAAGGCCCGACGGCAGACCTGATGGTGAATTAACACTTGAAGAAGCTGAAGCCATTTTGAAGGAATGGGGTCTTACGCGGCTGAATTATTGAGGCCATAACGGGGGGGGGTAACGGTTCCCCCCTCGGCGGTCTCAACCGGAGATGGCCGAGGGAACAATCACGGGGTACAGTTGACTTTCTTTCCTGTACAACATTTTTTTCACGGGATGTTTGATGCCCAAGCATGAACCTATTTTCGGGATGCCGATCAGCCATGTGCGGGCCATTCTCGGATTTGCCTGCCGGGAGATTCTGCGGACCGGTCGCCCGCTCGGACTGTGGCGTTATAACGCGATGGATTTGGTGATCGTGCCGATAGCCGAATGGGAACGGCTCAAGGCGTTGGAGGCGGCAACGATGGCGACCCATGATAAAGACCCCGGCGAGTTGCCGAGGTCGGAAGGCGGGGGCGAGGGAGGGGGCGAGGGGGGGGGTTAGCTGTTGAAGGTGAACAGGCCACGGTCGGTCTTTTTGAATCGGCTGTCGGCTTTCTTCGCGGCGATCTCTCGTATGACGGCAGCGTAAATCGTGGCTGAAGGGGTACGTCCGCCGGTCGTCCAGTAGCCTTTGGCGAGCATCGTCTCGACCATCGCCTTGGCGTTCATCGCTTCGCCGCTCTCCTTCAAAACGCGGGCGGCGGCGTCGAGGCCGGACATCTTCGTCGCCTTGGCTTCGACGGGCTTGGCGGCGACGGCTTTGGCCTTCTTGGTCGCCTTGGCGGGCTTGGTTGCTTTGGTCGCCTTCGCGGTCTTCTTGGACTGCTTCATGGTCATGGTACATACTCCGTTATTCGGGGCCTTATCCGTGGCGTAGGCACCCACGCCCGTCCGGACAACCATGACTTACCTCAAGTTACGCCATTACATCAAGTTAATTAAATACGTTTTTCGATCTTTTTTAACCTTGTTTTGCAGTGGTTTTAGCTTGCAAATTGATCCGCGACATGACTTGCTGCCGTTGCCAACTTGAGGGATCGTGTCGTAGACGGCGGCGCGTGCCGTCGCAAAAACAAAAGTTCCTTTACAGGAGAATTGCCATGAGGCACGTTACGAAAACTTCGGCACAACACATGGCTGCCATTGGGTACGCAAGGCGTTCTACGGACATGCAAGATCGTTCGATCCCCGACCAACAGGCTTACGTCGAGAAATGGGCGAAAGAGAACGGGTATACCATCGCCCGCTGGTACGTGGACGACGCTATCAGCGGCACGAGCGTTCGGGGCCGCGATGACTTCGAGCAGATGATCGCCGACGCGGAGGCGGGCAGCGACTTCGGCACCGTCCTATGCTACGACATCTCCCGCTTCTCTCGCGGCGGAACCAACGAGACCGGCTATTACCTGCATCGCCTGCGATTGGCCGGAGTCGAGGCCATCTTCGTCGCTGAGGGCATCCCCGAAGGCGACGAAGGCGAATTGATCCAAGGCGTGAAATCATGGCAGGCTCGCCAATACAGCGTGAAGCTCGCGCGGGATTGCATCCGAGGCAGCGTATCGAGTGTGAAGGCGAAACGCAGCTCGCAGGGCGGGCAACCGCCGTATGGTTACGACCGCCAGCACCAGACGGCTACGGGGCAGGTGCTCCGCACACTCCGTTGGTTGCCCGACGGTCGCAAGCGGGAGTTCGACGCTACGGGGAAGTTGGTCCGCGTCCTTGCCGCCGACGAAAACCCCGGCAAGACCAAAAGCGACATCGTCCGCCTCGTGCCCGGCGACAAGGACCACATCGCCACGGTGAAGCGTATTTTCGAGATGTACCTTCAGGGGCTGGGCGTCTGGATGATTGCCGCGACGTTTAATACGGAAGGCGTCCCGAGTCCCAAAGGGAAGAACTGGAACGCCCAGCAGGTGAAGCACATCCTCGGAAACCCGGCCTACTGCGGCACCGTCGCATGGAACCGGCGGCAGACCGGCAGCATCTTCCGCGTCACTGGCGACGGCCAGCATGTGGCCCGCAAGACCGCTGGCAAGACGTGGAATGCCGAGGCGGATTGGATCACCGCCGAAAACGTTCATGACCCGATCATCAGCGCGGAGACCTACGCCAAGGTACGCGAGGAGCGACTGCGGCGGCGACCGATGGGAGGACTCGCCAAGTCCACCAATCGCTACATGCTGTCGGGCTTGATCCGTTGCGGAAACTGCAAAACAAACTTTTACGGTTGGACGCGAAAATTGTCCAAAGGCAGGACGCAGCAGTATTACGTCGATGGCGCGTACCACCGCAAAGGCAAGGCGGTCTGCCAATCGTCGAGCATCCCGGCCCCGCCGCTGAACGCATGGGTGCTGGAAAAAATCCGATTGACGCTGCTGGGCGACGAGAAAGGCCGTTCGGTCGCGATCAGCGTATTCGTCAAGTCGGTGCTGGCCCGGCAGAAGGGCGGCTCGGAGGTGGCGAGGCTGGAAAAGGAAATCGAAGACATCGGCAAGCGTGTGAAATCGCTGGCAACGATGTTGACGGATACAGCTCTCGACGACGTACCCGAATTACAGCAGACCTTCGTGGACCTGCGGAACAAGCGGAAGGCTGCCGAGACGCGACTGGCACAACTCCGCACATCAAGCGAAAAACGATTGGCCGCAACGGACCTGCGGCAATGGGCACAGGAGCAATTCGATGCAATGGAGAAGGCGCTGAATTCCAAGCCCGGCACCGTGCAACTCTGCAACGCCATTGCCGCGTACATCGACCACATCGTCATCGACCCCGCCACCAAAACCGGCATCCTCTACATGCCGCCCGATCCCCTGACATGCTTGGAAAAAGCGTTGTCCAGTTGGGTAAAGCGCTCAGAAGAAACCGCCAAAAACACCAAAAAACTCGTGGACCAAGGCAACGACGAAGCGGAGTTCGATTGAATGGCGATCAGCGTGCAGGAAAAATTCGAGAGCCGTCAGTCGTCGCTGGGGGATGGTGCGTCCGTCGAGTTGGCGTTTGTGGTGGCGGGGACCGATGACGACTTGGCGGCCAAGCAGTCACTGCGGGCGGCCACGCCGGTCTGGTATGACGGTTTGGTGCGGCAGAGTTTGAATATTGAGCCTGTCGGGCCGTTGCTGTGGGACGGCAAGGTGCGTTATGGCCGGATGGAGCAGCAGCCGGAGACGGGCGAATCGACGTTCACCTTCGACACCGGCGGCGGCACGCAGCATATCACCCAAAGCATCCAAACCGTCGGACGTTATCCCAACAGCGCCCCCGACTTCGGTGGCGCGATCGGCGTGACACACGAGAGCGTCGAAGGCGTGGACATCACGATCCCAGTCTATCAGTTCTCCGAAACGCATTATCTCCCGGCAGCGGTGGTGACGGCCCCTTACCGAGGACAGCTCTTCTATCTTACCGGCAAGATCAACAGTGCCTCGTTCCGAGGTTGTGCCGCTGGCGAGTGTTTGTTTTTGGGAGCCAGCGGCTCACAGCGAACCAAAGGCCAGAGCGTCTACGACGGCGATTGGGAGATCAGTTTCAAGTTCGCGGCGAGTCCCAACGCCACGGGATTACGCGTCGGCACCATCAGCGGAATCAGCAAGAGAGGCTGGGATTACATGTGGGTGCGCTACCAGGACGCCGAGGACGAAGACTCCAAAGAGCTGATCAAAAAGCCCGTGGCGGTCTACATCGAAAGTGTTTACGAATCGGCCAACTTCGCGGGATTAGGAATCGGGAGCTGACGGCTTTGTCTCAATCCTCCCGTTTTTCCGAACGCCGACGTCACCACGAAGCCACGAAGAACACGAAGACCCACGAAAAAAAAAAATTAAAAATTAAAAATTAAAAATAGACTTCGTGGGTCTTCGTGCTCTTCGTGTCTTCGTGGTGAATCAGAAGGTCGAGACAGAGCAGGAGCTGACAAAATGGCGATGGGCGATCCGCTAAAGAAAGTGAAACCGGGCGACAAGCTACGTATTCCGGCGACGACTTACAACGCCTTCATCGATACGACGCGGGCGTTCCAGGCGAGTCAGCGGAACATCGGTTCGACGCCGCAATCGGCGATGCGTTCCAGCGGGATCGTGCTGGTTCGCAACGACAGCGGCAACGATCTCTCGCGTTACAGCGTGTTGGGAATCGATTCGCCGATCATCGATCCCGAGGACAACCTCGACGCCTTCAAAAACAAAGTCGCGGTGGTTGGCGTCACGCCCAGCGAAGACGATCACGTCGGCAAGTTCGTGATTCTCCTCGAACCCCTCAAGAGCAAAAAGATCGGCATGGCCTACGGCGCGGGCATCTGCCCGGTGAAGATCGACGTGCCGGATGAGGATGTGGAGTACCCGTATGCCGACATCGCTGACGGCAAGACAGCCAACCTGAAAGCCAAGCACTACGGCGCGGCGACGATCCTCTGGCGCGAAGGCGGTACCGGCGTACAGTGGGCCTTGGTGCGATTGGGGCCGCCGCTACCGACGTGCATCTTCCCCGTGAAGCTCAAACAAACCGGCGGCGAACAAGGCGACGAAGAAAATCCCGCCACATGGACGTATGACGTAATCGATCCAGCCACCGACGACACGCTGGCCGAAGATGTCGATCCCACATCTGATCCGCATCAATGGAAGCGTCCCTCCGTCGGCTACATGATCGAAGCCACCTTCGGCTACGCCCACTACAACAAAGACAACGACCTCGTGCTCGGCTGGATCAACGAACAACTCGAACAAGCCTCCTGCCAAGATGCGGGAGACGCGGGAGGAGGGACGTATTTATGAGCGCTGCCGGCAAAACTGTTGTGCTAAAAGATGAGGATGATGAAGCAGGAAGCAGTGGCGGGAGAGCGGGCAAACGCGGCCTGCTTCCCGGCGGCAAGGGCGCTGTTTACGACGCCGACGGCCACTGCACTTTCTGCTGCGGCTGCAAACCCAAGGTGCTCGGCTCCTATGTCACCAACGCCGAAACCAGCCCGACATGGGATTTAACGCCGTACCAAGGCCCGCACCAAGCCCCGTCAAACTCCTATTGGCGGCTGATCGAACTGGGCAGTTGCTACCCCGGCGGCTACCCCTGGTACGGTGCCGGCTGCGTCAACAATCGCGGCCAACTCGTGAACCTGCCCGACGAATTCCGCTCGGGCTATTACTACAACGGCTACCTGGAACTTCAAATCGGCTGTTACGACCCCGAAGACGATTTGATCCATTGGCCAGGAACCTGCCAGCCAACTAGCCCGAGATATTCTTGCTGAAATATGTTGCTGAAATACTCATACTGAGGTGATGTCGATGTTGGACGAACTCCACAGCGCGGGACTCATGACGCACATGCCGTTTTTGACGTTCGATCAGGAAGGGCACGAGGTGTTGCTGTTTTGCCAAGCCGACCAGCAGCGTATCTGGAAGGCATACTTCCGCACACCCGACGGTGATGTCCGGCGATTGCCGACGGCCTTACCCGCAGACCTGTGCGAATGTGCGCCGACGGCGTGGCACGACGATGCAGGTTGGCATGTAACTCTGATCGCCGGCGGCAAGACCGACGATCCGTTATTCCGCCTCTACCGCTTCGACGGCCTGTCGCTGGACCGCCTCCGCCCACCCGTGGCAATTCAAGCAGCGCGGTCCGGCCACATCTATAAGGACAGGCTCGTCCACGGCGAACCGGAAAATCTGGTCCATGTTCGCCGTCCCTTGGGTGGAGCAGGTGGAGACAAGGTCATCGAACTCCCCGGCGCGTTCATCTACCGCGCAGCGTATCGCGCCGACGCCCCCGACAAACTGCTCATCAGCGGTCAGTGGCAGCAGGAAGAGGGCGAAGAAAACGTCTTTACAATCGAATACGATTTGGCCACCGACACCCAGCGCACCATCACCTGCGACGACGGCAAACCCGCCTACAAATGCACGATCCTCGGCGACAAACTGCTCTACGCCCAGCGCACCGGCACACAGTTCGAGGACAGGCGAATCGTCGAAGCCCAATCGACCGCCAGCGACACCACGCAGATCGCCATCGCTCGCCTGCCGGGCCAATTACCCGCCGCTTCTTCGTCCACGATTCCCGTAAGGAAATGCAACTGCAAAAACACCGCATCTTCAACAGCGATCCCGACCACGCGTCCGTCGTGCTTGGAATGCGTCGAAAAACACCTCGGCGCAGCCTACGTGCTCTTGTCCGAAACCCAGGACGGCTACGCCTATCGCCTCCGCGCCGTCGGACACCTGCACGAAGCCGAAGACGAATCCCAACAGTGGCCATCGTTGCATGCCGCCATTCGCACCGCTCGCAAAGCGTACCAAACGCAAGGCACCACCCCCGACTGGCAGGCGCTGGAAAAGTTGATCGCGGAGCAGAGAGGGGGTGGTGATGCTGAATAA